AAAAAAAAATATAATTTAAGATTTGTAAAAAATTTCTATTTTATTTATGAAATATTTAATTAGTATGATTTTTCATCTTTGTCTAAAAATATCTACATAGATACGCAAAATTGATAAGCCACGTGCAGAAAATAAAATTATAATTAAAAATGACTTCTAATTCTATTCTAGTGAATTATTCTATATGTGCTAAATGTTTTGCTGATAGAAATAAATTTAATGCAATAAAATTAAAATATACTAATAGTGATGAATTACCTATATGGAATATAACTAATAGAAATGTTAGAGTATGTTGTAGAAATGATGAATTAGAATTAGAAATAATAAAAGATGTATTAGAAAATCATAAAAAAAATACTAAAATATTATTTTCTAAAAAATATAGAAAAAAAAATCTTATAGAAGAAGTAAAAACTAAAGATGATATAGATAGAATAAATAATGAACTTACAGATATACAAATATCTAGTAGAAATTATAGAAAAGATGAAATAACACCTATATTAGAAAAAAATAATGATTCAGATAATTTAGAAATGGATATTCTAACAAAAGAATTTATAGATTATCTTAGAAAATATAAAAATAAAATAAAAACTATAATTAAAATAGTAGAAGATATTAGAATTAATACAGATTAAAAATCATACTAATACAAAAATAGAGAAATAAAATTAGGATGCAGAAATAATTTTTTTTTCTAAGTTAGGAATAAAAAATTGATTTGGTATGATTTTTAATCTGTAAATATATTTATCTAAATATTTCTAATATAGAGAAATATTTATAAAAATTGATTCGGTTGGTGTGATTTTTAATCTTCATATATATAAAGATGGAACATAATTATATAGTATATATTATAAAAGACAATGCAGATAATTTCTATTTTCATTTCACTAGATTAAAAGAATTAAATGAAAATACTAATTATGAAAATCCTAGAGATAAAACTACTATGTTATATAATATTATAACAGAAATAAATAGACAATATAAAAAATGTAAAGAAGGTAAAAAATATAATCATTTCTACGATGAAATAATAGAAATTTTTGCTAAAGATATAGAAAAAAAAACATTAGATATTATGTTCTATTATGATAGAGAAAAATATGAAAAATTAAAAACTGAATTAGAATTAAAATTCTATAAAAGAAAAAATAAAGAATTAGAATTTAATACTTTTTATGGATATTATGAAAATCTATTACAATTAAAAAGTAGATATAAATATGATAATTTAACATTAGCAGAAATGAAAAAAGAATTTAATTTATTAATATCAGGTGTAAGATGTCTAAATAAAGTTAAAAAAACTATACCACAACATATAGCAAAAGATAAATGCCCTATATGTAAAAAAGAAATGTTAGTAAAAAATTTAAAACCACATATAGAAAGATGTAAACTTAAACATAATAAATAATAGAATATTAATCAAAACTAACACTAATTCTAATATTATCTTTTGTAATTTTTTTAGTAGGAAATGATTTTTTTTTTAATATAGGTTTTTTTTTTCTAGTATGATTAGGTGATGATAGTTTATGATAATATAATAAATTCCTATTAACAATGCAACCACAATCACAAATAGTATTATATCTACTTATATCTGAATCTATATAATATAAAAATATTAAATTATTAGATAATTTATTATTAATTATTTCTCCATATCCATTATATACTAAATTATTCATATTATTAATATATAGTGAGATTATTTTTATTTTTTCTTTTCATATATGCTAATTTATTAGATTGATTTTTTTTCTTTCTATAATCTTCATTAGTTCTATATTTTTCAGCATAATAGTTATTTCTTTTAAGCCGTTGTTTATCATATCTATCTAATCTATCTTTAAGGTCTTTATTTTCATCAGTTAGTCTTTTAATTATATCTAATGCAGGTATATCTACTTTAACTTTATCCATATATATATAGATAATTTATTTTTTTAAATTATTTTGTTATATATATTAATGAATGTAGAATATAAAATAAATAAAATATTAGATAATGTAGTTATAGATACAAAAAATAGTAGAGTTTTGTCTAAATTAAATGAATATGATAAAACTATTAAAAAAATAGAACCTAAAGATGTTTTTATACAGACGAAAAATCATACAAATAAAAAAAATGAAAAAAAAAATAATAAAATTTACAAAAGAAAAAAATAATTTTTTTATAGGGCATGATAGGGTTTTGTATGATTTTTAATCTGTGATTTATTTTTCTATTTAGAAATAAATATTATTTATTTAAAAATAATCTTTATATATATTATAATGAAATATAGAATTCTATTAGTTGGTGATAATTTTTTAATTCCTACTGGTTATGGAAATCAATTAAAAGAACTAGCAAAATATTTTTTAGAAAAAAAACACGAGGTAGTATTATTAGATACTTCATATCCAGTAGATAGATTTGGTAAGGGTTTTTATAAAGTAGAACAATTTTGCGAAGAATTTTTCTCTAAAGCACACGATTTAGATTTACCTTTTTTAGATTATAGAGATGAATTAAAAGGTGCAGTAATTACATTTAAAAGAAGTAATGAAGCATTCCCTTTTAAAGATATTAGAGAAGTATTTACTGAATCTCAATCTGATATATTTATAGTATTAAAAGATATTAATAATTATCCTAGAGATTTCTATTTAAATGCTCCTTCTATTGTATGGTGTCCTTTAGATACTTTCCCATTATCTCCATCTATATTACAAAATCTAGACAAATTTTCTGATATAGTTGGTATTTCTAATTATGGAAAACAACAATTTATAGATTATGGTTATTCTAATGCTAAATTTATTTCACATAGTTTAAATACAGATTTATTATTAGAAATAAATAAACTATCTAAAAATGAATGTAGAAAACAATTTAATTTACCTGAAGATAAATTTATAGTATCTATGATTGCTAGTAATAGTGAAAGTAATGATAGAAAAGGTTGGTCTTTTAATATAGAAGGTTTTAAAAAATTTAATGAAAAATATAGTAATTCATTAATATTTTTTAATACTAATATTAAGGGTTTAAGAAATCTAAAAGATATAGAAAACCAATTATTAGGATTAGATTTAAAACAATATTTAGATTTTATAAATTTAAAAAATTATAAAGTTATACCTTCTTCTATGTTTAGAAAGTATACTCAAGAGGCTATGTATAAAATGATTAGAGCTAGTGATGTTATATTAAGTTGTAGTAGAGGTGAGGGCTGTGGTTTATTAAGTTTAGAAAGTCAAGCGTTAGGGGTTCCAGTAATATCTACAGATTTTACTGCTATGACCGAAAATAACTATAATAAAGAATTATTAGTTAAACCATATTGTTTAGAATGGAAACAATCTAATAGTTTTCACGCTATTCCTAATATAGAAGAAATATGTAATAAATTAGAGTTAGTATATCTAAATCAATTTAAATATAGAGATAATGAAAATATAAAAAAAATTATTTTAAAAAATACAGATTATAGATTAAATGGTGATAAATGGATTAAATTAATTGATAATACTATTAGTAATTTTAAACAAAAGAAAGTTAAATTAGTTCATTATTAATATTTAAATAGTTATGGTTCATATTTTTTACCCCAACTGCTAGCTATATTATGTCCCTTTATAAAATCATTAAATTTAGATTTAAAATTTTTATAATAATCTAATTCATCTTTTATTTGTTTATTTTCTTCTTCTAATAAATCATTATCTTTTTCTAATAATTCATTTTCTTCTTCTAGTTTTTCTATTTTATCTAACATTTCTTCCATATTAGTTTTTGTTTTTACTATTAAATCATAACCTTCATTATATTTATTAGTTATTTCTTCATTTTCTTTTTCTAATTTTTGTATAGTATCTATTAGTTGAGGTATTCCTTTTACCATACTAACCATCTTTTCATCATCTATTTTTATATCTCCAAAATTTAACATTTTTTCTCCTAAATCGTGATTTATTTTTATTAGTTTTTAATTTTCTATTTTTAGTTTTTCATTTTCTTTTTCTAGTTCTTCATAACAATTAAACCATTTATTTTTTTCTTTTTCTTCTAACTCAAAATCTCTTTGGAGTTCCTTACAATCATTTTTCCAAATTAATTTATTCTCTAAATTAGTTTTATTTTCTTCTTGTAATTTTTTACAATATTCTATCAATTCACATTTTTTCATTTTATATAGATTAGCCATTATTAATATAATTTATTTTCTGCACGTCCCTTATCAATTTTTCATTTCTATATTAGAAAACATGATAGGATTTAGTATGATTTTTAATCTTTGATCTATTTTCTATTTAGAAATAATATTCATATATATTATATGTATTTATATATTATATATTTATATTTTCTATTTCTATTTATATATTATCTAATAACTAAAGATAGAATAATAATTAATAAAGATTATATTAATTATCTAAATTATAAAATTTAGAAGACGAAAAATCATACTAAATTAAAAATCCGACATAAAAATTATTTTTATTTATGAATTACAATTTCTATATTTTTTTTTTCATTTTTATTTTTTGTATGATTTTTAATCTTTGGATTATTTCTTCTTCTTAGATTTATTTTATCTCTAGATTTTCTATATTTTTTTCCAAAATCTACTAGACAACACCAACAATAATATTTATTATTTATTATTTCTCCCATACCACTACAAAAAAAAACATTATTACAATTACTATTAGATATATAATAATCAGGTATATTACTATTACTATCTACCTTTGCTTCTAAAAAAAATATATCTTTGCATTCTACACATCTACCTTCTATTTTATTAGTATTCATAATTTATATATATAAAGATTATTTAAGTAATTTTAAAAATTACCCCAAATTATACCTCTACCTATTCCAAAATCCTTTTGTCCTTCTATTTTAAAATCTTTATTATTAGAAACTGCTTTTATTACACCTATATTATGTTTTCTAATTAATTCTTCACTATCTACATAATCATCTATAATAATTAGAGTATCTTTATTACTAAATCTTTTACAATTTATTATATCTTGATTAGCTACTTTAAATGAATGACCCCCATCTATAAATATATAATCATAGAATTTTTGTTCTAATTTAGGTAATACTATATTACTATCACCTAATACTAATTTATGTCTATTAGGATATTTATTATTAATAAATTCATTAGCAGGTTCTACGTAATTATGGGTATTTATATCTACTGATAATAAATTTCCAGTAGTTATAGATAAAAATAAATTAGCACTATCTCCTGCATTAAATCCTATTTGTAATCCATTTTTTTTATTTTTTAATAAATCATTATAAAATTCTATTTGTTCTTTTTGGTTATATAATGAGCCCTCAAAATTTTTATAGTTTTTTTCTTTTAGATAATTTCTTAAATCCATATATATATATATAATTTATTTATGTTCTAATTCTTCTTCACATACGAACCTATGGTTAATATAGTCATATTTATCTTCTTCCATTCTACTTAGTATTAGTTCTTTACCACAAAACATTACCTTCCAATCATATACACTATGTCCACATAATACTTCTTCTAACATTTTAACTTTTCCATCATTAAAATAACCACTCATTAATAAAGGTATTTTTTTCTGACTATCACTATTAAAAACCTCTTTTTTTATTGCTAATAATAAATCTCTACAACTACCAAAAGCACCTACATTCCATACTATTTCTTTATGATTATATCTTAAAAATGCTAATATACTATCCATTAGTATTTGATGTCTAGGTTTAGAATATATAAAAGCATTAAAGCAATTCATTCTACTACTATCAACTACAGATGAAAATTCTACATTATCTTCTATAAAATTATTAAAACTTTCTAAAGGTTTCATATCTATATCACAATAATATCCACCAAATATATATAAATAACATATTCTAAAAAAATCACATTTTAAAGCACCTTGTTTAATATCATTAAATATATCTACAAATGAATTATCATAATAAGTTTTAAAAAAATTTATACAATCACTATCATCATAATAAGTATATTTTAAATCTTTATTTTTTTCTATCCATAATTCTTTACAATAATTTAACATAGGCATAACTTTTTCATCTCTAGATTTATAAGTTTGTATTAATTGATTTTTCCAATTATCATTTTTTACATAATTACATTTAATTTCATATAATACTGGTAATTCTACATTAGAAGATTTTTTTAAATATAATTTAAAATTATGTTTATCTAATATTTTGTATTCTATATCTATATTACTATCTAAACAATAAAAATTTAATTCTTTATTTAATAAATTAGATTTAGAAGTAATTTTATATTCATTTTTATCTTTTACTAAATTAAATCTTTCTACTCTCATTATAATATATATAAAGATTATTTTTTTAAATATTAATAAAATAGAAAATATTTCACAGACGAAAAATCATACAAAAATGAAATAATGAAAAAAAAAAATATTATTTTGGATTTTATTATTTTTATAATTATTTTTACAAATTTATAATTTAGTATGATTTTTAATCTGTATAATTATTCTATATAAAATAAAATATATTATATTATATAATGTCTTATGTTAGTTTAACTTCTTTTAGAAATAATAATAATAATGATTTTCAGTATTCTAATACTAATAGTGATTTCTCTTGTAGATTTAGAGAACCTATTACAATTAATCCTAATTCATCTATTAGATTAAATTTTGCATCTGTATATCTAACTAGTGATTTAGTTAAAAGACCTATCTTTATTACTACTAGTTCTTTTACAGGTATGAAATCATATATGACTGGAATAGGTAATGTTGGTCTATTAGGTGTAATTAGACCTAGTGATGCTATTGGTGGTTCTGAACCTGCTAATAGAAATGCTATGGTAGTTGATAATAGTTTTCCATATATTCCATTAAAAAATGCTGAAAAATTAGAAATAACAGAAATAACTATATCTATTAAATGGGAGAATGGTTCTGTTTGTAATAATATAGAAGGTTATACTAATAGTGGAGTAGCTGTTTCTGTAGAAAATCAAACTACTTTAGGATTACAAATTATAGATAGTGAATATAAAGATATTAATTAATTATATGGATAGAAAAAAAAAATATAATCCTAAATATGTTCCTAAATCATTATCACCTGCAGATAGAAAAAAACAAATAAAAAGTATAGAAAGTAAAACTATTAAACCTAGACCTAAAATTAAATCTGTTAAATCTAAAACATCTAGACAAACTGAAGCATTTAATAAAAAATATGGTGATAGACTTAGTAAAATGAAAGGTGGTAAAAGTAAATCTAATATATCTAAATTAACTGGTATACCAAAAAAAGCATTAGACGAAGTATATTATAAGGGAGTTGGTGCATACAAATCGGCAGGAAGTAGGGTAAATCAAACGGCTCAGTCTTGGGCTACTGCTAGAATGTATAGTTTTATTATGGGAATTGGAGGTAGTAGAAAAGCAGATAAAGAAATTATTAAAAAATATAATATTAAATTTAGAGATTAAATCTCTATAAAAAAATATTATAGATAGTATATGACTAAATTAACCAATATTATAATACCTAAAGAAAATGTTGATAATGAAAATAATGATATTATAGAAGATAATGAAGAAATAGAAAATCAACCTATCACACAAGAAGAAATATTTGTAGAACCTGAAGAAAAAAAACCTAAACAAAAAAAACCTAAACGACCACTTAGCGATAAACAAAGATTAGCTTTAGAAAAAGCAAGACAAGTATCGGCTAACAAAAGAAGAGCTAGAAAATTAGAAAAACAAAAAGAAGAGGTTAAAAAATTAGAAGAAAAAACTAAAAATGATAATGTAGAAAAAAAAGTTAATATTAATGAAAATAATAATGTAGAAAAAAATATAAATGAAGAAAATGATGAAGTAGAAGAACAAGAAGAAGTAATAGAATATAGAAAAAAACCTAAATCTAAAAAGAAAAAGAAAATAGTTTATGTATCTGAATCTTCATCTGAAGAAGAAATAGAATATGTTAAAAAACCTAAAATAAAAAAAAATAATCCAAAACCTAAAAAAGATTTATTTACAGCTGAAGAGGTAGAAATGTATGCTAATCATAAAGTAGGTCTATATAAAAAAGAATTAACTTCTAAAGAACAACAACAAAGAAGGGCTATGCTATGGTCTATTAGATAATTTTATATTAATATATTATAATGAATAATAATAATGATTTATCTATTTCTCTATTAAAAGATAGAGAAGATTATGAAATGGAATTAAAATATGAACCTAATGAAATACTACCTGATATAAAACCCCATACTATTATATCTATTATAGGTTCTACTAATTGTGGAAAAAGTGTTTTATTAAATAATTTAATATATAAATTCTATTATGACTTATTTGATATTATAGTATTAATATCGCCATCGGCACAAAATGATAGGTCTATGGCTAGTTTTAGATTAGACCCTAAAGTAATTATATTTGAGGAGTATGATGATAGAATAATACACGAATTAGAAGAAATACAAAAAGTAGAAGATGATTCAGAGTATAAAAACCAAAATAGAATGGCTATTATTTTTGATGATTGTGCTAATCCTAAAGGTGCTAGTAAATATGATAGTGCTATTTCATTATTAGCAACTCGCCATAGACATTTCGCGATTACTTTATTTTTTTCTATTCAGCTGTATAAACAACTCAGCCATAGTATCAGGTGCAATACGAAAGCATTTTTTATAAAAAATACACCTAACAAAAATGAATTAAATAAAATGGCTGATGAGTTAGGATTTTGCTGTGGTGGTAAGAAAAATTTTTTTAATCTATATAATATAGCTTTAAAAGGTAATAGATATAATTTTCTATATTTAGATTTAAAAAAAGGTATTGCTTATAAAAATCTAGAAGAAAAACTATATGATATGAATGAAGATGAAAATTTACATTTAGATAAATAATATTAATTATTATAATGGTATTAAGAAAAGCACCTAATAATTTTAAAATAGAAAAACCATTATATAAACCTTATAAATCTACTAATCCAAAAAAAAAAGGTATGCTGTATGTGAAAGATAAAAAAGGTAATAAAAAATTAATATATTTTGGTGATAGTTCTATGGAGGATTTCCGACAGCATAGAGACAAACAAAGAAGATTAAATTACCTAAATAGGTCTGGTGGTATTAGAGATAAACAAGGTAATTTAACTAAAAATAATAAAAATAGTCCTAATTATTGGTCTAGAAAAATATTATGGAATGCTTAATTTTTTTTATAATTATATTTATATATTGTATGATTTTTAATCTTCATAAAATATATGGATATATCTAATATACAAGATAGAATACAAAATGCTAGAGACTCAGCACAAGGTTCTATAGATAATATAGAAAGAGATATAGAAAATATTAGAGATAAAATGCAAACTGGTGATACAATCGCTACTCTATTAGGTGGTGCTTCTGCTGGTATTAAAGTAGCACCTAAATATGCTTCTAAATTAATATCACCATTAGTAAAAGGTAGTGGTAAAGTTATAGGAAAAACTGGTGAAGGTTTAGAAAAAGTAAGTAATGCTATATCTAAACCTATGGGTGAAGTTAGTGATTTTTCTAATGATAGAGCTAGACAAATAAGAGAAACTTTATCTAATCTACCTGAAAATAGAGAAATAACAGGTGAAGGATTAGGTGAAGTAGAAAATTTATTTAGACCTACTGAAAGACCTGTTAGTGAAATGGCTCAACAATTAAAAGATAGAACAGCTTCTAGATTACAAGCATTAAACGATTTACCTAATGAAGCAGAACATATAGAAAGTAATTTTAATCCAACAGAATATTTAAATAGGGTTAAATCTACTGCTGGTGATATAGGAGAAAGTGTTAAATCAGGTATTAAAAGTGCTACTGAAACGGCTGGAGATGTTGGTAAATCTATAGGAAAAGGTTTAGAAGATGTAGGAGAAAAACTAGCAGGTGTAGAAGAAATACCAGTCTTAGGAGAAGTAGCAGATATAGGTGCTTTAGGTTATGGTGTATACGATGTTATTAAAAATTTAACTAAAGGAAAAAAAGAGATTAGAGAAAAACAACAAGAAGAAGCACAACAAGAAAAAGAAATATCTAGACAACCTATAGGTGATATATCATTATCACAACCAACTAAACCTAGTGATATGTTTAGCCAAACATCACCTTTAAATTTCTAAATAGTTCATGTTAGGATTTAGTATGATTTTTAATATGTGATTTATTTTATTCTATATAAAAATTTATATAAAAAAAAAATATTTATATATAATATATGAGTGGATACGGAAAACAAGAAGTTAGTGATAAATATTACGACCAAACTTTTTTTAAAGCAAGTAATTTAAAAGAAATTACTACTAGTTGGACTGATATACAATCTACAGGTGCTAAAGAATATACAGAAGATAGTGGAAAAATAGATTTATATATACCCCCTAATGTAGCTTATTTTGACCCATCACAATCTTATTTAACTTTTGATGTAGAACTAACTGATAGTGATGGAACACCTATAGAACCTTTACGCCAAGGTATTAGTTCTATAATTCGTAGTATTAGAATATATAGTGCTGGTGCTGAATCTCAATTATTAGAAGAAATAGATAATTATTCATTATGGACTGATATTTTATATTCATATACACAAAATCTAGTAGGTGATTTAGATAAAAAGTCTATGACTGAATTAACTAAAACTTGGAATTATTTAAATAATCCTAAAGATGAAATAACATATACACCTTTTTTTAATGCTTATGATGGTTCTACAGGTGATTTTACAACCCAAAGGACACCTTGTAAGCAGACTTGTAATCTATATTTAAATACAGGATTATTTAGAAATAGTGAAATTTTTGCTAATAATTTAGTTGGTGGATTAAGATTAGAAATCCAATTAAGAACTACAAAAGAAAGTTTTATTGCTAATATTAATAATAGAAATGTTGCTACAACTGGAAGTAGATATTATCCACTAATTACAGGAACTTTAGGTTCAGGACAATCTGTAGTTGGAACAGCAGGTTTTACTTTACAAAATGATTTAGTTAAAGGTTATAATGCTACTCTAAGTGGATTTGAGTATGCTACTATACCTTTTAATATGGGACAAACTATTAAATTATATGAAGTTGATGATACTACAAAATCTACATCATTAGGTTCTGTTAATAAAATGTCTACAGATGGAACATTCTATAAAGTAGAGTTTAGTGGAACAGCAACTATACACGATGATATAGCAGCTAATAATGGTATGTTAGGGGTAGATGTTTCTACCATAACAGGAAAATATAAACTAAGTAATGTTTCTATGAAAATCTGTGAAATATCACCTCCTCAGGAATGGTCTAATGCTCTTATGAGTATGGCGAATAGTAGTCAAGGTTATAATTATGATATTATGACTATTACAAATTATCAACGTTCTCATAATAGCGGACAAACCTCTATTACATCATATATACCTATTTCTAATAGTAGAGTTAAAAGTATTGTATCTGCACCTGTTCCAGTAGAAACAGCTACTTATCAGAATAATACACAAAAACCTCAATATGATAATTATGTAGATTATCAATATTTCTATATGAACCAAAATCACCCTAACGAAGCAATTAATTTATCTAGATTATCTAATAATAAACCTGAAGCATTACATTTAGACCAAGTAAGAAAATCTCTAGAAGGTTGTGATTATGATATTTATAATTTAAGAGAGTTTAGAGATTGTTTTGTTTTCGGTAGAGAAGTAAGTTATGGTAATGGTTCATTAAATCTAGGAGATGGAAAAGATGTTATGCTAAAAGTTAATACTACAAGTTCAGGATTAACTGCTAATACTATATTTAATCATTTTGTTTGTTCTATTAGAAGAATTAGAGTAGATAGTAATGGATTACAAGTATTCTATTAAATTTTTATATAGAATAAATTAAATCAAAGATTAAAAATCATACTAATATTTATTTATTAAAAAAAAATATTATTATGAAAAAAAAATATATTATCTATATTATATAATGTCGGTAGAATATTTTAGCGTAGAACCTCTTAATAGGAATACCTCTAATACTTTTAGTTTTGAGGAAGGCTCACCAACTATACAATTTGCATTAGCAGATACAGAAAAATATTTAGTTGGTAATAGTGTTAGATTATCTTTTGATTTACAATTACAAACATTAGCAGGTAGTAATGTAATTACTGGAACAGAATGCGGTATATCTAGTTCTGCTGGAGTTCATAGTTTATTTCAGCAAGTAGATTTATCTAGTTATAAACAAAATATCCAATTAGAAAGTATTAGGAACTATCACAAAATGACTAGCACACTATTAAATAGTGGATTTATGGACGAAGAAGAAATTACAGATAAAGGAACTAATGAAGGAGTTTCTAATTCACAGCAATATAATAATGTTAATGTAGGACAAAAATCTGCATCTGTTAGGGGTAAGCAATCTTTTACTATTCCAATATATACTGGTTTACTTATGTCGCAACCTATCTATTTAGGACAAGCAGGATTAAAAGGTCTTAAATTATCTCTATTATTATTACCATCATCATCTCTATTAACTAGATTAGGAGGCTCTACTTCTTATAAAGCAGTATTATCTAATGTTAGATTAATAGGTCAATATTATAATCCTACAGATGAAGAAATGAGGGCAGGGAAAATTAAATCTTTATTTATGGATAGTGTCTCTAATACTATGAGACAACAAGGTTTAAGACCTACTCAAGATGAATTAGATACTGCCTGGTCTGAATCTGTAGAAATGGGAAATGTTATGGGTGTAGCACCATATACTTTTAATTCTATAAGTGGTTATGTAGATACACTAAATAGTAATAATTCTAGTCATTCATTAAATTTAGGATTAGGTAATGTAATTTCTGTATTTGCTAATTTTACCCCTAGTGAATTTGTTAATAACTACGCTCACGATTCAGTAGCACCTAGAGATTTAATAGATAGTGGTAATGTAATATGTCCTATTACTAATCTTAAATGGTCTAGAGCTGGTGTTTTATATCCATATAGATTTGATATAGAAAGTAATGCTAATGATAATAACTTTGATGCTAGTGGAAATAGAACAAGTGATAGAAGAGCTAATATATATCAAGGTGTAGTAGATGCTGTTAAACCATTCTATAGTAATCATTATGTATCATCTAGTTATAAAAATAGTATTGATACACAACACCAATTTTACGGAATTATAGGAACAGATACATTATATTCTAAAGGAGCTGGTATTGGTGTTAATTTTAGTAATCTAAGTGGTAGTGGAGTAGATTTTAAATTTCAGCCTCTACAATTTGAGATACAATCTAGATTAAAAAGTGGAAATACTATTAGACCAACAACTATTTATTTATTTGCTGTTAATAGACAAACTATTACTTTTGATAATGGAAATGTTAATGTTTTATCATAAATTCTATATAGAAAATCATGAACTAATTTAGTATGATTTTTAATCTTTGATTTAATTTTTATAAAAATTAATTATCTAATAATATTTATTAAAAAATATTATTATGAAAAAAAAATATATTATCTATATTATATGACTTCACGACAACAACCTAGAAAAATGACTATTAGAGATATGATGATGCCCTCAGAAGTAGCATTAGATAATTACTCATCTATGGTAGAAAATCAAGATGTAAGAACTGAAAGTTCTATATTACGACCTATAGCACAAGTAGATAATGGAACTAACGGAATGATTAAATATAATTTAGAAAATAAAGGTATTTTATCACCTAATTCTAGATTAGTATTTGCTGGAACGTGTGGTTCTGCTTATAGTGTAGCTGGTGCTTTCTATCCATTATTAGTAGGTGGTATGGCTGTAATTAAAAATGCTAGACTAAAAATAGGTAATAGAACTATTGCTACATCTCAAAATTTTAATCAATTCTACGCTAATCAAAGAGGATTAGTTAAGAGTTGTAAAAGGTTAGGTGTTGATGCTGTAGAAAAATTAACTAATGATAATTATGCTGTATGTGTTAATAGAACACAAACTTCTAATAATGGAATAGGTGTCTATACTGGAACTGAAGATGCTTCTACAGGAACTACTTTTAAAGATGATGTAGAATTTAATGGATTTTCTAATATAGGTCATACATCAGATAATACACCTAGCTTTAGTGTTAGTCTAAAAGAACTATTTCCATATTTTACTGATGAAATGGATTTACCACTCTTCTTACTTTCGCCTAATGAAAATGTTTCTATAGAAATAGATTTAGAGAATGAAGGTTCTACTTTTGGAGCAGATATAGGTAAGAGAAGTGTTATGCTACAATCTAATTCTACAAGTGATTTTACACAAACATTATTAAATAGTGCTGATACAAAAATGATTGTAGATTATATTTATTTACCTCAAGAAAAATTTGCTGAGATAGAAAATGCCTATAAACAAAGAGGAGATATTACTAGTTATGTAGATTTACAATTAGTAGAAACTACACTAACAGATATAGTAGCTGATACAGATAATAGAGAATCAGTTATTCTAACTGGAACAGACAGAATAGTTAGAGGTGTTTTTGCTAATGTATTATTTAATTTTGGTGAAAGTGTCTCTAATTCTAGTAATGTAGCAAATCAAATTGGAAGATATTATAGTAATAGTTATAATACTGCTAGAGGTATTAACTTTAGAGTTAATAATAAACTACTATTAAATGTAGATAGTTCTAGACAGAAAAATAGTGATTTATATTATTATTATTCTACTTGGAATGCTAATCAAAATGGTTATATACCTGAACCATTATATACTGATAATGCTAAAGCAAATGATAGTGATAGTGGAATGACTGATAATCACTGCAACGGATTAGCACAAACTCATTTAAGAGGTTTTAATTCACCTATAGGTATGTCTTTTGGTAATGAAGGATATGCTGTTAAATCTGTTCCTATAGAAATGGAAATATTTAGAAAAGATGATAGAGCTATTGATAATAATAGATTAATGGCTTGGTGTCTAGTTAGAAGAATTTTTTCAGTTAATCAAAATGGTTCAGTATCAGTTAGTTTCTAATCTTTTTTTAGCAATATTAAATATATCTTTATCTTTTTCTATACCTATAAATTGTCTATTTAAATTAAGACAACTTATACCTGTAGTTCCACTACCCATACAACAATCTAACACTATATCACCTTCATTAGAATAATATTTAATAAAAAAATCTGATAATGCAGTAGGTTTTTGTGTTGAGTGTTTACCCTTTTGGCTTTTAATTTCTAATATAGAATTTGGTAATTTAGGCTCATAAATAGGGTCATCTTTATTTTGTAATTTTCTATCATTTTTTTTTAATTTTCCATTATCAACTCTTTCTTTAAAATTATATACATCTTCTTTTATAATAGAATTAGGTAATGGTGGATTATATGTTTGGGTAGTATAATGTTTATAACTAACATTACCATATAAACTATCATCTTTTTTTTCATCATATTTAGAATTATCATTATTATCTAAATATTTATGTTTATGATATTTTTTAATATTATTACTATATACTTCACTAGGACATTTTTTATAGAAAACATATACTAATTCGTGTTTTTTCATAGGCATTCTTTTAGCATTTAAAAAACCTACTGGTGATGATTTAACCCATACTAAATCATATCTAAATTCTTTTTTATTACTTTCTATTAAACTATATCCAAACTTAGTAGAACAAGTGAATATAATAGGTGTAGTATCTTTTCTAATTCTTTTAAATTGTTTCCACATTAATTCTAAATCTATACAACTATCCCATTTACAATTAGTTTCACCATAAGGTAAATCTGTAAATATTAAATCTATAGATTTATCTTTTATATTTTTCATTTCTTCTAAACAATCATTATTATATATATTAAATTTATTCATTTCTATATAGAATATAATTATACAGACGAAAAATCATACAAAAATGAAATAATGAAAAAAAAAATATTATTTTGGATTTTATTATTTTTATAATTATTTTTACAACTTTTTATATTAGTATGATTTTTAATCTTTGATTTATTCTAAATTAATTATAAATTTTCCATAGATAATAGTAGGTTTAATATATTTAAATTTATTTATACTAAAATTTTTTATATTATGTATTTTTATTTTTTTTAATTTTTTTTTACTATTATGTATTTTCTGATAATTACTATAATATTCTTTATTATTTTGATAATACATTCTATAATATTTACTAAATTTAGATTTATTTTTTCTATAATATTCTTTCTGATAATCACTTTTACTATCTAATATTTTTCTTCTATTTTTAGCATAATATTTTTTATAATAATCTTTTAATTTTTCTTTATTTTTTTGGTAATAATCTTTATAGTAATTTTCCCAAGTTTGTTTATTCATATTTATACTAATATAATAATTTTCTATATAGTCCATGTTAGGTTTTAGTATGATTTTTAATCTTAAATCCGTTTACGTTCCATCTTTTTTATCTTTATATATATAAATGATAAAAGGAATAGTATATAAATTAAAATGCAATAAAACAGGATTATTTTATATTGGCTCTACAACACAAAAAATTACATATAGATTATATACACATAAAGGAAAATATAATTTAACTTCTACTAACAAAATATTAGATAATAATGATTATTTTTATAAAATATTAGATGAAAGAATTTTTAATTCACTAAAAGATTTAAGAGCATTAGAAAATTTATATATTGCTATTTCTAAAAATAAATTTAGTGATATAAATATAAATAAAAGATATGGTCTTATGAATGATAATATGTATAAAATTAGAAGAAGTGAATTAAATACTAGAAAAATAAAATGTATTAAATGTAATAAAATAATATCTTTTAAATCTAAGTATAAACATAATAAAATATATCATAATTTAGAAAATAATGAATTCACCTTCATCTAATACTAAAACTAAAAAAAAAGAAAATTTATATTTTAAAAACTACGACCTATACTCAGACGCACGACCAAATGATACTATTAGAATAAAATATAAAACATTAGAAGATGTTAAATCTACTATTAAAAAATTAGAAAAATTATATAAATCTAATAAATATCCACATAAAAGAATATCACAGGTAGTTAATGTTATGAACCAAAGGTTAAAAGTAATTAATCCAAATGATAAAAGGTATAAATTATCTAATAGATATTTTAATTTTTTAAAAAATAGAACTAAAATAAAAAATGAGAATGATAGAAAAAAAATATCTTTTAGAATATAATGGCTTATGGAAATGGAATGAAAAAAAATAAAAAAAATATGAAAAAAAAAAATAATAATAATAAAAAAAAAGTAGGACTAACGGCTAAACAAAAAAAATTACCAGTTAATCTACAAAAAGCAATTTTAAGAAAACAAAAACAAAAATAGAGATATTATCTCTATAAATAGAGATATAGAGATTATAAATTTATATTTTTTATTAAAATATTTGTTATATTAATATGAGTAATCAACCTATTAATATAACATCTAATATAATTATAGAATGTAGCCAAACTAGAGCCACAACTTCTAATGAAACTTATAGTTGGACTAATGATGTTGGTGGATTAGATATAAATAAAGGTGATGAAATAAGTGTCTATCAAAGTTTTATAAATGTTAGAGGTGCTGGTGGTGAAACTATTAATATAGTAGATGAAGAAATAGAAGGAGAAAATGCTTCTAAGACACCTATAGAAATACAATATTATAAAAATTGTGATGGTATAAATAATCTATTAGCACCATATTCATTACAATTATTATCATTAGGAACATTAGAACCTAATGTAGCTGAATTTAATTCTATATTCGCTCATAATTCTACTAGTTATGGTAGTAGAGATTATAATAAAATGAAAGGATTTTTTATGACTGGTAAAGAAACTAGAAATTTAGAATTTACTAATAAAATATCTTCTTATGTAGCAACTCTTAGTGGAACAATAACAGCTACTTTTAGTAATATACATTTATCTACTGAATCTTTAATATGTAATTTACAAAGACCTATTGATTGTTCTAGATATACTATTATGGAAGTATACCGAGATGCTACATATATAGATAGTTCATCTGATAATTATGGATTTCCATTTATTAAGCATAGGATTAAAACTGGAACCCATACTTTTAATTTAGCAGATAATTTTTATACACCTCAAGGTCTTAGTGATAATTTAACTAAATCTATAAATAATTCTACTATAGAAAATGCTTTAGATGAAAATAATAATGTAGCAGGTATTAATATATCTAGCCCAGCTTTTATAACACAAAAAGGATTATATAGAAGTAGAAAAGACTATGGAGGAACAGATGAATATGGGGGAACTAATTTTAAATTAGGAACTGGTGAATATTTACCTATTAGTGTATATGGTTTTGATATGGGTTCATCAACAGATAGAGTAGAATATTTATATAATGAAAGCACAACTACCTATATGACTACTAATATGCCTTATTTAACTGGTAGTGGAAATAATACTACAGGTAATTTAGGATTAGTTAGTGAATATTGGTTTAGACCTTGTCCGAGTTGGGATTTCTATGGTGGAACTAATAGAGAAGAAGTATATGGATATGATAGCACTAGTATATTTACAGGAACTAATACACATATAAATTATGCTTTTAGACACCCTGAAACATTAATGTTAGGAGAACAATTATTTAATAGCAATATAGGTAGTATTACTTCAGGAGACGTAGAATATGGTGATACAGGAACTATTAATAGTGGTTTAGCATATACCGATGCTAACTTATTAAAATTTAAAAATTTTTTTGATAAAGCATATTTAGAAGGTGTATATGATGATTTAGAAGTTAGAAATTTAACCCAAATAGCTTCTACTCATACTAAAGATGGAACTACCTATGATTTAAACCCATTAGTATATGCTTCTGATTATGTAAATATTAAATACAATCATAATAATCATAGATTAGTTAGTGTAAGTAATGAAAATCCAACTGGTAGTGAGAAAAGCCCACTAAAATCATTTGGTTCTAATTTTGGTAGTGTTAGTGAAAATAGATATTATGGATTTGATACTAATAGTTATGGTTATAATTATGGAGTTCATCAGATAGGATTAGTTAATTATAAAAATACTTGTGAAGCACATACTAATATATTTTTAAATTATCTAGGAACAGGAATAGAAAATAGAGTTATACAAAATCAATTAATAAAATATGATAATACATTATCAGATACTTTTGAGGACGGATATGGATTTGGATTAAATATAAATGGTAGTTTATGTTTTGAGATTTCTACAAGCGAAGGTGGTGGTGTTATAGATTATAGATATTCTGCTCTAAAAAAACAAAAGTTAGGTTGGTTCCCAAATTTTTTAGATATACACAATTCCGCTATATGTTGTATTAACCCTGATGGGTTAGGTTCTAAAAGCGATACATATATATTTACACCTGCGGATAAAGAAATATCTACATTAACATACCAAAGAAAGAGTGATTTAGAAATAGAACTTGGGAGTAATCCACCTCTAACTGCTACTGAATTTCCTAAGGGTATGAGTTCTGCTAATCCTAATGTTAATATAGGTTGTGAACCATTATTTAATTTTGATACTGGATTATCTAGATTTACTATATCTAATTTATATACTTCTCAGATGATTTCTAATAGTGAAACTGCTACTACAGATAGTCAGTTAGTTAGTAATGCTGGTTCTAATGTAGCAATATTTAATCCAATATTCCAACAATCTAGAAATAGATTTATTAATAAATTTGCTAATAGTGGAACAAATTTATTTGATGCTAGAAGATTACCTAGATACTTTAATAATGCTGTTAGAAATATGAATACTATTATTAAAAAACCTATTATTATGGATAGTCAGATGGGTATATTTATATCTAAGTTTAGTGCTACAGATTTAGAAAGTTCGTGGAATAATAGTCTATTTGCTGTTATGGGATTTTCTTATAATTCATTACACGCTACAAATACAGGTAGAAACTTTAGAAATGAAGATTATTTAATAGGTAGTAATCCATTAATATCTACACCACCAACTAATAATGCTAATATAGATATTTCATATTTAAAAGAGTTTAGTAGAAATAATTTTAATTTTCCTACATTTCACCCTACTGCTTGTGATGAAGTTTTACAAAGAGAAATAAGTGCAACATCTACAGAAATATTATCAGATGAATTACCTATAAAAGATTTTACACCCTATTATTTAATAGAAAGTAATATATTAGAATTTGGTGGATATGATGAATATAGACAAAGTCAGAATATATTACCAGTAATAGATATATGTAGTTTAAATTATAATAGTAGTGATTTTTATTTTGCAGAACCTAGTGGATTAATTAAACAAGCTACTAAAGATTATAGACTTAGTGCTATAACAACTAATATTAGAAGACCTGATGGTCTATTAGCAACTGAACTTAGTGGAAAATCTAGTATTATTTATAAAATTACTAAATCTAATTTACAATATCCATATCAAGAACCTAATTTAACAGAAAATTTTAATTTATTAAATAAATTACAAAGTGGAAAAGCATTAAAAGGTTTTCTACCTTCTATGAAATCTAATATATTACAATCATATAGACCAGTATGGGAAAAAGGTTTATTACCTGATTTTGATTTTGAGGGTAATGAAAATGAAGTAGAAGAAGAACAACAAGATTTAGTAGATGAAGTTAATAATACATTAGAACAAATAAAAGAAAATAAAAGAATAAATGTATTAAATTCATTTTTAGATAATAATAGTGATACTTTTTTTGGAGAAGAATTATCTAGTTTAAAAAAAGATATATTAGAAAATAGTGAATTATATAATATAGTAGAATTAGGAGGTCAAGAACAATTAATTAAATATAATCAAGATAGAGATAGTTATGGATTATTTATAGATGCAGAACAACCTGAATTTAATTTTATACCTGCTAATGATATACCTAATACTGCTTTTATATTAGAACCTATTACTAATCCTAATCAAGAACAAAATATAGATAATAATAATTCTAATCCAATTAATAATGATTTAAATAATAATTTATTACCAACTAATTCTATATCAACAACTATAAATCAATTAAACCCAACTATATCTGCATTATCAGAAGATTTAGTAGATAATCTAGTTAATGAAGTAGTTAATAATGATAATAGAAATATTATGCCTACTCAACCAACACCTATAAGAGATGATTTACCCCCATCTATAAATAATGATGATAGTATAAATTTAGAAGGATTAAATCGCTCTGAATCATTAGAAACAGCTAGAGATATACAACAAATTAATTTAAATGAAAGAATAAACCAACAATTAAATAATAATTCTATTGATATAGAAAATTTTACACAAAACGAAGAAGATGATAATGCTTTAGATGATGAAGATGATAATGTTAGTATAGATGAAGATTTAGATATAAAATTTACTGATGATGATTTAGATGAATTATTACAAGGTGAAATAGGAAAGTTTGAGAAAACGGAAATAAAAGAACCTACAGAACAAGAACAATCAGCATTAGGTAGAAGTATACGTAGAGAAAGAAAAAGGACTAAATATCTAAAAGAAGAATTAAGTAAAAAAGAAGGTAGAAGACCTTTTGATGAAAGACAAAGAGAACCTGAAACTACTATAGAAAGAAACCCATTAGATATACCATTTAGAGAAAGACCTACACAAGAACCTATAGTAAGTAGAGAAAGACAACAAAGAATAGAAAGAATAGTTAGACCTAGACAAGAA